AACTGTCAATCTGGGTTTGGATTGCAGACGTAACACCGTCTACAAAATTCAACTCCGCAGCCGTAGCGGTAATAGATGTACCAGACAACTGTAATGTTGTGGCGTTTACCTCACCAGACGATCCATAGATTAGAGCTTTACTGTTAGCGATAGTGCCCGCCGCTGAACCGTCCAGCAAGTTCAATTCTGCTCCAGATGTATTAACGCTAGTGGCACCAACATTAAATGGGCTAGATAAATCCGTTACGTTCTGCACCGCAGCGGTAAAATCTGTAACTGCCGCACCAGATCCTGCACCGTCTGCAAGAACAATAGAACCCTTACCAACCTCAATCGTTACATTCGCCCCAGATCCTTGAGTCACAATCAAGGCAGCATCTGTGGAGTTCAGTATCATGTATACTCTGGCTTTATCGTTTTGGGCCAAAGTAATCGTACATGTCCCGCCGGGCGATCCCGTAAATTTTATAGCCTTGTAATGTCCATTTTCCGCAGAGGAAGGCTGGGCAGACAGAGTTAAGGTATATGTTGTTGAACTAAGAGCGATAGACTCAAAGCCGTTAGCTGCACGATCAAGGATTTGCAGGTTGACGTTTGTACTAGAACCCCATGTACCCGCCTCGTCACCTGTAGTTATCAGTTTGACGCCGTTTGCGTCTGTATATGTAGCCATCTGAGCGCCTATCTAAAAAGTTCAATTGCACTTAATATACTTTTTATTCCAGTTTTAAGCAACAAGGGTCCATTGCGGATCTTGTGCTGGTGTTACTCTTGCCCAATTTGGATCTTGATCAGGCAGTATTAGACCGTAAACAGCAGCGCCCCCAATGAATACGGTTATTGAAACTCCCTCTACGGGTTCTCCCAGAATAAATGTTACGTCTTGCCCCGCAACGCCCAACTGTCCAACGTCCAGTATTTCCGTAAAGCTAACATTAAAGTCAAAGCCCGTTAAAGTAAACGAACCTGAACCCGCCGACATAACAACCTGTTTATTTAAATCAGAATCCTGACCTGTAAGCGTAAAGCTTCCTAATTCTGCGACAACTCGCCTTTGGACTTCAAACACTGCCGCTTGACCTGTAAGGGCAACCGACCCCTGATCTAACGTAACACTGCCTTCAAACCTTGTGGTGAGGTCTTGACCAGTGACTGTAAAGCTGCCCACTTCAAGATTAGCAGTCTTTTTAAAGTTTATCGCTTGACCCGTAAGCGCGAATGAACCGTGATCAATAACCTCTGTTATCTTGCGGTTAGCTGTAAACCCTGTCAGCGCAAAACTACCCGCCTCAGCATTCATAGATTTTTGGAAGTTAAGGTTTTGACCAGTCGCCGCAAAGCTGCCGTGTGCTAACTCCTCGCGCATTGCAATCAGAGTACCTGCATCTTGCCCTGTGACCGCGAATGATCCCCTGTCGGGCTGCTCACGCAATGCTATTACAGTGTCAACACTTTGCCCTGTCGTTGCGTAAGAGCCAAATTCCAGAACTCTAGTAACCTTTGAACTTACATCTTGGAAGTTTGCCGCAAATGAGCCTTGGTCCAATATGGCACTTACCTGCACACCAAAGTCTAAGGCTTGTCCTGTGACCGCAAAGCTGCCATGATCTGCAGTCAACCGCATAGCCTTTTGGAAGTTAGCGGTTTGTCCTGTTAAGTTAAAACCACCCGCCTCAAAAATCTCTCCAACAAGCCCAAACGCATCCTGACCTGTTAGAGCAAAGCTGCCTTGATTGAGGACTGCGCTTACAGATATTACTGGCGTTACATCTTGACCTGTAAGTGCATAAGACGCCGCCTCCGCTCCTCCGGGCAAGCCCTTCCCAGAAATCATACTGTTGTCTTGACCAGTTACAGCAAAGGAACCTGCCCCAAGACTTGCGGAAACATTTAAAGACGCGGCTTGACCCGTAACTGCAAAGCTGCCCGCTCCAAAGTCTTCATTCATAGCTATGTTTGGAGTAACAGTCTGACCAGAAACAGCGAAGCTGCCTGTGCCAAAACCATCACTGAGGGCTATGTTAGTTCCCGCAGCCTGACCTGTTGCCGCAAAAGACCCATGATCTAGGCTAACAATAATAATCTCATGTCCAGAAGACGCGAGTGCAGAACCTGCTATGGGGCTGTAACCTAACATAGCAAGAAACTAACATTGTTTTTAGTTTGAGTCACCCTCATATCGACAGGTCCACATGGTCAAGCTATACTTCTTTCCCCCACGCAAAGGCAGAACCTTATGTCCATGTGTTACCATAGACGGAAATAAAATGCACTGCCCAACTTTTACATCCTTGTTTGTAAACCCTTGTCTGGGAAAAACAAGCTCCGCGCCCTCGTAATTTTCATTGAGCTTTACACTGCCCGTAAACAAAGATGCGTCTGTGTGAAAGCCTAACTCTGTCTGCGTATCCATAGAATACCGCATAGTAAACGCATCACGCAAACCAAGGTAGACTTCTGGGTGCCAATGTTTCTCGCAAATCTTACCAAGTTTATCAGCCCATTGCTCTGATATTTCATCCCACAGGCCTATTTCTTTCAACCTAATCTCTTGTGCGGGGAACTTGTCGCCATCAAGCTCGCCCCATCTACCAAGTCTCTCAGACGCTCGTATGTATCTTTGACACTGGCTCTCTGTCATAAAATCCGTTACCAGTATCTCTGGCGCAACTTCTTCATACTTCAAGCCTTTATGATACGTTGGAGATAATACTTCTGCCTCTTCTACATACCCAAATTTATCTGCAAGTTTTTTAAATCGTACCTTTGCGTCATCTCCACCATTCCCATGATAAATACATGGGCAGCACATACCGTTAGATAGTTGACCGTTGACAACCTCAATATCGTCATCGCATTGAAAGATGTAGCCCTCATAATCTAAATTGGCAGAACCCGTTGCTTGCCAGTCAGATGACAGAAATCTTTTCTGCATCCATAGTTGATCATCAGAATCATTGGGCACTGCCTCATTAAGAAACGCTTTAAGCGCACTTACCTTGCCCATGTAAACACCACTGTTCAAATACCTGTAGAGTGTTGACAAAGGAAACTCTGAGGCCATTGTCGGATCAGGCCAGCAATTCTTTTCCGCGGCGAATATGATATCCGCACCCATGTCCTCATATCTCTCAAGGATAGTGCTTTGATTGTCATTTATAATAACATCATATCCGTCCAAGAACAAAACAACGTCATCGTCATGCAATGAGTCAATGTGGTTGCGTACAAGGTTAATCTTCTGTCCACCACCTTGGGCTTCCATTGTGCCGCCTGCCCATCTTACGTTACGGCCAAGATTTAAGTACGTTATTCCGTGCGCTTTTGCAGACTGTTCTAAAGCCCACATTTTACTTTGATCTGTTCCAACTGTTAGTACATGTACCTGCATTGATTCCCCCTCAATCGTGCTTGGTCTAACTTCTCTAGGTATCTGCGTTACAATCTCTGGTGTAAAGAAAAAGTTCGATTGAACTTTTAGCTTAGCGGGCACCCATTCATCTACAGGGATGATAGCATCCTTATAGCCTTCTATCAATCTCTTGGCAGTTTCTGGGCTAATAGCGTAAGCATGACAATTATACCAGTAGCCAAGGGTATTAAGGCGATATCCCAACCAAACGCTATCATATTCTTTCAACAGGGTATCTACCGCGCTTGGGTCAATACTATCGTAGACTGCATCTTCTTCAAGTATTATCCCATTTCGATTAGATGCAGCTATCTTTTCCCAAACCCTAAGATGGCTTACGGCACACCCAAACTCCGTAACTAGCAGAGGCCTATCAAGTATTGGATCACGCCACTGTGCATCCCTAACACATCCTGTTTCAGACTCTACGGTACTCCAGTCTTTGCCCCTAGCGTCATATGCGAAGCCATGAAGAGATATTTGGTATATCAAGACGGGAAGAAGAATAAGGCTTGATTTAGTCTATGCTTCCCATAGTCTCGCTGCTCCTCAGTAAAGAAATATGTTTCATCGTTTACTGCCGCACCATGAGGAACCTTAGAGGCATCAAACAAAAATCCCCTGTTGAACTTAGGCTCAAGATATTCAACCACCTCAAAATCAGATTTAGGCTTCCAAGGATCACGATCTTCTTGAGTAACTCTTCCACCGTACCTGTATATACTACCGTATTTATCTTCGTATATATTGGTGCCATTTGTTTCAGATTCATTGAGGTAGACCAGACAAACCCACCCATTATCTAAGTGCGGAAACCAGAAGTTTTCTTCGTAATTATTCCAGTCTGATTTCTTCCAACGCATAAAGTTAGTGTCTAAGATATCAACGCCGTTCTCTTTGTAGACGCTAAAGCTTGTGTCATTTAAAAGCCCAACAACCTGATCCGTATACTTCTTTAACGCGGGTTCTTCCCTATGATGACGTAGATCGTAAAATTCTTTCCCATGCATAGGGTGCTCTGTAATGACCTGATTTGTAGGCCCAGATAAAAGAAGATCCATGATAAACCCTACGTTGTCGTAGAAGTTATCAATCTGAAAAGCGCGGGTTCCTAGTAGATTAAATTCCTTTACATCCATTATTTCCACCTTGGCCCTTCAAACCACGCAACAAGACTTTTCCTAGTTCCCTTCGTCACAGGCAAAACTCTGTGTTTGAGGTAACTTGGGAATACTAAAACAGTACCTTTTTTGCGAGAAGACTCATCTGGATTTGGGCACTCAAGAAATTCAAAGCCCCCACCCTCATATTCACTTGGATCAGAAAGCTGAACTGTCACACTTAACTTTCTATCTCTTTCTTCATTACCGTTCCAATCAACGTCTATATGCCAATCGTAGTGTCCACCTTTATCGGCATGATATTCTGTGTACTGAATGTCACAGATGTTCTCTAAATCAACATGAAAAGCTGATTGATTGGCAGAATTGACATACCGCCATAGGATTTCATGTACATGCATATTACCAGTCATCCAAGCCACATCACTTGATCTAACACTTGTATCTGCATTGTTGAATGTTGTGGCGGCGTTCATGTCTATCACAGAAGCTCCGATAGATATCACCTCCAACTCTTCGTCAGAAAGCCCGCCAGACCACATTTGCCAGCTTTGTCTCATTATACCCCCCTATAATTTGACTTTAATCTAATAATGGTATTGGATCTGGAGATGTAGGCCATACCACATTATGTGGAAACCCGCCTTGATTTGTTATATCAAGAAGATCCTGTCTATATGCTGTCCATGCACTTTGCTTTTCCGTTGTCATATCAGCCCACCTCAGCGTGTTTGATACAATTGGATCAACATGATGAACCAATAAATAATCCCTTAGTCCACGAACATTTTCTTCAGCTTCTTGGTCTAGCTCTTCTTGAGTGGGAGCAACATAGGCCGCAAAATCTGATCCTATTAA